TTTATAACGACTTAGAAAATCCTTCCTGTCCAGGAAATTAAAGCTGCTCTTTTTAAACAGATTGGTTTTATAGAACTTCTTGAATATCTGAGAGAATCGCATCCGCAGGTTGAATAATTCTTTATCCGGTTCTTTTTTAAGATTATCTTTATTTATATTTTCTATTCGCATTTTAAACCTCCGTTAATTATCCTATTTCAAAAAAAGCATACTTACTATCAATTTTATTTAAAACATCATTCCATATTTTGTGAACGCTTGGGCTTATCGTCTTCTTACAATCAAACCCCCGGCAAACCATAGGTCTTTCATTATAAATTGTGCATAACTTTTTGACCGGATCAAAATAACAACACATAAAAACATCTTTATCCAATTCCTTAATATAAGCTTTCTTTCTTTTTAAAATCTGATTACTCCAGCCGTTAAGCTTCCCTTTATAGTTTCTTTTTTGATGCTTATATTTTTCAGAAGCAACCTCTTCTTTTGTCAGCATAGCATCTGTGCAAACAATGCAACATTTGCCGCATTTCAAACATTCGTTTTTTATTGTCATTTTTTCTTTCTTAATACTTCCTTCCACCGGCATTTAGTACAACTCCATATAATTCGGCAGCAGGTTTGTTTCTCTTTCATGACCGCCCCGCACCTGGGGCATTTCTTTTCTTCACTCATTATTTCCTATGCTGCCACCCATGCGCACTCGCACCCTGGATGAGCCTCTCCATCTATTGATCTGGCATGATTAACGCTAACTACTCGTCCATTTATATTTTCCATGCACCAATCACAAGCACTAGCACCCGAAACGCCTTCCATTTTTTTTATTCCCATTTGTTCATATCCCTGGAAAATTCCCTCATTAAGTGAACGCCTTGTTTCGGTTCTTGCAATAAGCTTTGTCCGATAACGATGCAACCGTCTTGCCTTAACCTCTGCCATTTCCCGGATCACTTTAACGGAATATTCAGGTCTATTAATTATAAGCCATTCCTCATAATTAGCAACCGCCATAATTTGCCTAGTTGTCAACCCCACAAGCGGCCTGAGCTGTTTTGCTATTACCGGAATTGATTTACCTTTTTTCACACCATCAACTATAAATGCTTTTATTGCCTCTTGAGTTGCCGTTGTTACCTCAACTACTAGAGCGGCCGCATGTTCCTCGGCCCATTTAACAGCATTTACACCTATTGAATCAAATCGATCCTGTTTCATTATCTTCCGGTCAACTACGGCTTTTCCACCCTCTCCTAATATTTCCAGGATCGTAGGTCTTAAAATTAGATTGCCGGTCTCCTCAATTTCCTTCCAATCAGCAAGCTTGCTATTCTTTGATTTAAGCTTTGATAGGCCTCGCTGAATATCCTTGATCATCAGCTTGATCCACTCATCTACTTTAGGCCGGAGCTTCCGTTCATTAAGCGTAATAAGCCGGCGCATATTTTTTACCGCTTTAGGCTTGCGCCCAAGCTTTTCAAGTGCTGTGCCGATTGACTTGGATAAAGATTCTGGCATATTGTCCTCTAAATGAATTTACAAGTTTTTATTCTTGAGTTTTTCCTTCTCATCCCATTTTTATTTTTCTTATATGAAAGAGATATTTCTCTTCCGATTATTAATCTTAGATTAAATGCTTTTGATTCTTTCATCGCTTTTTGTAAATCATCATTTTCAAATATGGTTATTGTAAGCCCATCATAACCCCAATCTTCAATCAAAAATGCTTTCTCTTTAATTGCCATCTTAATTCCTATTTTTAGGAAAGCTCATATTTGGAATTGTTATTTTCCCTTGCTGCTGTTGCTGCTGTTTTTGTTTCTTATCAAACGCTTCCTTCTGCTTTATTAGCTTTTCCTTTGAAATCTCCTGGATATAAGCAATATTATCTGTTGCAATAAATACTGAATTACCTTCGAGTGTTTGGCATTTCAGGAAAAATGTCTTCTTAAAATCAGTTTTATCCAATATCTTCCGGTCACCCTCAACCGCTAATGCTCTATCCGGCTGTTTTAAAAAAATTAATAACGCCATTTATCCCTCCTCAGCTAATCTTCCCGTTACCTTTCTTATTGGGCCTATAAGAGTAAAGCTAGACTTGCGTTCGGCTTTACATCTTTTACATTTAAAGACAACCTGCTCTTTGTTATCTTCATCGACTTCAATTATCCCCCGACTTGACCATTTGTGTCCGAAAAGCTTACATAGAATATTTGTCATTTTATTTTCCCTTTAAATGACAACCGGGGCGTCCTGATTCAAGCGGTAAGCCTTTTAGACGAAACACCTGTCCTTTCCAAGATGTTGCCAGATTTGAACTGGCATTTCCCCGGCGTCATTTTAAATTTCATTTATTTCTCCATTACCTTATGGCAATATGGACATTGATAATATTCGCCGTGCGATCCTACTTTTTTAAGCCAATAATGAGAAAACAAATTATGATCAGAAAGGAAATCATGAATCTTAAAATATAGCCACGCATAAATATTAATCGGAAATTTAAGACTTTTCATTTATTTCTCCTCCATAAATTTATTACAATAATTTATGTTTTTTTAATATACTCATAATGCTTGGAGCAAGTACCTCCTCAAGTTTTTTTTCTATTGGTCTATGATATCTATCATATGCTTTCTTGCTTAAACACATCCCATCAAAAGTGCTATTAGTACAATACTTACACCGCCATTCTACAGATTTTGCTGGCTTATATGTCATTTCCCCTCCAATGCTTCATCAATCTTTGCCTTTAATCCCTCAAGTTCTGCTATCATAGCGCCCTCCCGCTTCTCAACCGCTTCTTCTCCTATCGGAACATAAGTTGAAGCTACATAATACTGATCACCTTCCGGCCCATATGTTTCCTCTCCCTGCACCTGCCTGATTTGATTAGGAGTAATAGCCCCCATTGAAAATAATGCCTGCTGCCGCTTAATTTCTGCATCCTTATCCCGCAGGTCAACTCCATTTAGTGCGAATTTATAGGCCTCACATTTCAAGCCTTCACGTATAATTTTATTAGTTACCAATCGATTGACAATATTTTCAAGTGAATTTACAACTGAGCTTATGTATATTTTCGTAGCTTCGGACGCAATTGACCCCCCCAGCGATCCCTGTTCTGGTTTGCCGATCCTATATGGCGGCATTTTATAGGCAATCAACACTTCCTCGCTTGAACTGTCCTTATACCAGGCAAATGAGCCGTCTTTTTTGCTCTGCTTCATATCCAACGGGATCCATTCCATTGACCCGCCTTCGGGTGAGTGCATAACAATTGTCTTATGTGCATTCTCAGTGCGCTTAATCTCAACATCAAGAAAGTCTGATATTTGCTTCCCAGCTTTCTTATCCCATTTACCAGTCAAATAAACAATGGCTGCAGGAACTCCATAATTCTCAAAAAAAGCCAGATTATAATCACGTACGGCGATAAGTCCCAGAACAGACCCTACTGACGGCAGGATATTCGGAGCGCCATAATAATCGCTTCCGGTGTAGTAGTTGCGATAAAATATCATCTCATTAGCTTGTTTATCCGAATCAGATTCTTCCAGCAGTTTGCCATCTTTAATATTAAAATCCTCATCCAATCCGAACCGCTTGAACCAAACTTTTTTATTATTTCGAATCTGACAATATTTATCATGTGACTCGTGCACCCGGATTGTCTGCGCCGGTACGTGCCATATACCGTTAACCTCATCATCATCCCTCGATATTTCCCAGCCCCACCAGCCTATAACGCCCCAATCTATAATACTTCTCTCAAGCGTATCCTCAAATGTCTCGTCTCTATCGCCGCCAGATTCAGCAAAAAATTCCTCTATCTTCTTTTTTTCCGCTTCATTTTCTTTCTCGCTGTCAACCGGCTGCAGAGTCCAACCTTGACCTATACTTTGCGATCTGTTTAACACAGGCATCGAAATATGAACAGTTATCCTGAAGTTTAAGCAGAGATGACACCTCGAATGGCAATGGTATAAGCCCGTTCTGGTCAAGATATTCTCTATCTGTTATCTGTTTACTCTTAACATCCTTTGCTTTTTTAACCTTTTTTTTCTTATCCTTCTTTTCCTGTGCAAATATCTGGTTAGAGGAAAACACACCCCTTGAGGTTACAACCCAGCATTCGCTATATTCTTTTGATGCTTTATTATCGCTTGTTTTCATTATTAGCTCCAGTGAAATTCAGGAATACTATAAATAATAAATCGATGCTGATTATTATTCCATATAAAGATGAGATAATATTTATACTCTATAACGCCGGCAATCATCTTGCCAATGTCGAATTTATTGTTTTTCATTAAATTTTTATTCCCCATAACCATCTATCTCTAAAATCAACACCCCTCTTGTCTCCGCAATTTGGGCATTTATAACCATGAAACGTTGCATCTTTTTCCATTTTCAGAAAAGGCTGCCTACAATCACATTCATACCTCTTGAATAACCTTACTATTTGCCTATTTTTATGGCTATTCTGAGCGCTCATTTACTAAATTTGCCTTCTTTAATTATTGTTATCTCCAATTGAATCATGAGTATAAACATACCCCTTATAACCGCAAATTTTACACCAGGCATGATTTTGTGTTGGATTACTCAAGAGTGACATTTTGGTATTTATCTGTAATTTATTACCACATTTCGGGCATGTAGTTCTGTCAAGTTTATCATATCTGTCCTTATCGCTTGTTTTCATTGTTATTCCTTTAAAGTGTAAATAATATACAAGCCCAAATGCCTATACAGCCTATTAACATCATGATATCTAACAATATCCCCTTGTTCCCAAAACATTTTTTAATTAAACAAATCCACAATATTACTACACAAATAATTACAATTAATATTTCAAAATTATTTTCTAATATAAGTACATTAATTAATTTATTCATCATACTATCCAGCCATTGTTCTCTCCTGTTTTATCTTTCCCTAATTGCATTATCCGATCATATTCGTCCTGCTCAGGCTGATTTCCTATGATAGACCTTTTGCGGATAAAAATAAAATGTCTCTCTAGGCTTAAAATATCCTCATAGGTTATTTTAATCTTTTCCATTACACTATCCACCCCTCCCGCTCTTCCCGGATCCTCTTAATCTCCGGCTTCTCTTCCGGCTTTGCGGGCATTTTAAAGTTATCGCCATATATAAAACGATTTCTTTTATGCTCATTAAATCCTAACTTTATTAATCTTTGACGTAAAGTTTCCTCCGGCATTGAGATTGAATAGGCAAACACTCCGAGCGCAGCATATCCATGTTTATCTATAAGCTTCCGTGTCTTTTCAGCCAGCTCAATATCCTCAAGTATCATTGGAGTTTTCTCCGCCCTCTCCCGCCCTCTGTGATAAACCTTCCCGGGCCCTAAATCCTTAAATCGTTCCTTCATATGTGTGTATACAGCATATCTGACAGAATCGCAAGAATGATTTTCATAGTCAACAGGTTCATCTAATATTTTCCCATTCTTATCAACCTTGTTTTTATAGCCTCCGAATTCACTATTTAAATTTACATTTGATTCCAGACTATATCGCCTAAATCGCTTAACCATGTCAATTCCATTCCTGATGGAATCCTTTCCTTTATCAGCAGGTTTTATATTAAATCCGGCATTATATATTTCTTCAATCCTGGCCGGCTCGGCAGAATCGGCATATATCTCACGACCCCTAATTTCTTCCGGCATAACCTCTTTCATTCTGTCTATTAACTGGCCATTTGTAAGATGTGTTTCAAAGATTAATTCCCTAAAATACAATGCCATAGCATCCATATCTATCCCGATTTCAATCAGCGTAGACGGATGATTATAACCATAATCCTGGCCATATATTACCTCTTTTACTTCCGGGAATTCCTTTTTTATCAAAGGTTTCCCCCAGATTATACCTGATAATTCAGCCCATTTCCCAAGCGCATAAACGTCATAATATTCAGGGTCTTGATCCTTTAATCCCTCTAATTCCGATACATACTCAGCCGGAAGAAATTCTATTGCGTCAAGATAGGTTGATTCTATAAGCTCAATATCCCACTTTTCAATCAACTCCTCTTTAATCCAGCCATTCTTATCGTTTGGATTAAGACTTAAATACATATGATTTTTTTCATCCGGCCCACATTTACCGCTTAACCGCAGCTTTAGAATCATAAAATCATCATAGGTAAACTCTGAAGCCTCTTCCATGTGAATATAATTAAACTCTGTGCTTTTGATTCTCTCCGGGTTGTCAATTGATGTGAAAAGCCATGCATTGCCATTCCTTGGATTGTATAATGTCTGGTCAGTCTTATTATGCACTAATTTATTATAAATTCCATATTCTTTTAATAAGTTAATAGCAACCTTATAGGCTGTATTTTTCAATGCCGGATTAGTTTTTCTCGTTGTTAATAATTCTTTTTTCTTTTCTTGATTGAACTTTTGGATCATAATTTGAGTTATGCTATATGATTTTGAACTCCTCGCTCCGCCCACATTTACAACTATAGTTTTTTCCGCATAGATATTCTCTTCGAATACCCGGGTTACCTCAACTTGTTTTGTTATCATTATGAACAGCCTTTTATTATTTCTCTTATGTCTTCATTATCCTCTTCACTGGGGAAAATTGAATGTACATCATAATCTGGGATAATAACATACCCCTGTCCCCCGCAGGAGCGACAAGGTTCAAGCCCCCCTGCTGAAGTCCATTGACCAGAGGTTTGATTATAAAAACCTAAATCTACATGACCGGTTCCCCCGCATACCGGACATATTACAGCTTTCATTTCTTTTCCCTTTTCTTAACCGGCACAAACTCAATCTTTACAGGCTCCCCATCTTCACCGGAAAGCTCTATGTTTTGTTTATCCCGCCATTTCTTAGGCTTCCGGTTCTTGAGCCAGAATATCTCAGCCGTTGTGTCCGGGATAACCTGTTTTGTTACCTTCTTTATTTTCCTTGGAGATGCCTTCTTGCCTTCTACTGCCGCATCATATTCTACTGTCGTTTCTTCATACTCATATCCTCTAGCCCGCTTCAGCAAAGCGTTCTCAACTTCCGTATCAACTGGAGCCTTACCTCTCTTTAAGGAGTCATAAAAGTCTGGGTACTTTTTTAAATATCGATAAAAAGCATCTTTCGATATCCCTAACTTTGCGGCTATATCTTTATCAATCATGCCTTCCCTTGCGTACCCTTCAGCTAGGAGTGGAAAATCATCATTATATTTCGTTTTAGCCATTTTATTTATTATATCCTAATATCGGCTTTTTCCTTGTAAAGTCAAACAGCCAGGGCATATTATCTGCTATATAACCAAGGCCGCCTATTTCCTTGACGGCCATTTCGATATGATATAGGTGAGTTTTATAACGAAGCGCAAGAATTATTAATCCCCCTTTCCAATCTACCATAAAACGATGCCAAGCCTCAGGCCAGGTTTTTCTCAACACTCGGTAGCCTGAATTTGTGTACTGGCTACCACCTCCGCAATACACGCAACCTATCGTCTTGGCCCCTCTTATCCGGGCCGGATGCTCTGGTAGATTATGTGCTTTGATATAGCCATTAATTTCAGCATCAGTCCAGCCATTTAAAGGATTGGCAATCCATAAATTATCTTTAACCTGAAAATACAGATCACCGTCTTTTATAGTTCTTAATCCCCTTAGGTTATCGTCCGCTTTTCCCCTCTGCCCTGTAATCTGGACATTGCAGCCTGATTTTTTAGTCATTAATCGGGCCGGTACTATTTTCATTGCCCTGCAGCATTCTGATACATTTATTTTAAATCCCATCTGTCCTCTATTTTTCTGCATCCAAGTCCTGGCAGCTATTTTCCCCAGCATAGGCCAGCCTGTTGCTTTCCATTGTTCCATTGGGGCCCTATTTGATATCGCTATCTTTAAATCAAGACCGTAATTATCTGCTATGTTTTTAATATATTCCTCAGTTCCCGGATACTCCATTTGAGAATCAGCCCAGATTATAGTTGGTTCATATCCAGCATTACACATTAAATCCAGCAAAACTGAACTGTCGCTCCCGCCGGAAAAGGCAAGGCAAGGCTTCCTGTTTGGCTTTAATGCCCTTTCTATAATCGATATTGACTGATTTATCCTATCTTTTCCTATTGCAGTAAATACGGTTTTTTTAGGATCCCGATGTGGAATCTTATATTCCGGCTCATTTGCTATTGCTTCTGCTAATTTATTCATGGTAAAAATTCGCATCCGCATTCCGGACATTTTATCTTTTCTTTCTCAGCTAATTTATCAAGCCGGGCCTGTTCTTTTATCTCTCCAGGAGCAAAATCATCCAGCATCCGGCTAATTTCTATTGAATCACTTATATTTATGCTATAATCATCTAAATTAATCTCTTCCTTTATCGGATAAATCAATTCTGCCATTTTCTGATCATCTGTTATTCCCGCATTGTCATTAGCTGATAGTGAATATTTGATTTTATCAGCTTCGGAAAAAACTTCTACGACAACAATTTCAACTTCAGTATATTTTAGCTCTTGAAATGCCATAAGCCTCTTATTCCCATCTAAAACCGTATAGAATCCATTTTCAAGACAAGTTAATAGCGGTTTATAGATTTCAAGCTCTGTAAGCTGATTTAAGAGTCTCTTATATCCCTTTTTTGTAATATCTCTCGGGTTATCCTTCCACGGCTTAATCTTTGATATCGGGACCTTTATAATATTCATTTTAGCGCATCCAGTTTATCAAATATTTGCTTATGATCTTCCCGGTTTTCCTTCCTTGCTATCTCTGCTGATTTTTCAGCCTTCTCCTGATTAACACATAATTGATTTATTAAAACCTCGTGGCCGGCCAGCATATTGCTATTTTTTATACAAATCTTAGTATGCCCTGGCTTCCCATTATATCCCTTGCTATTACCATTCATTTTTCTTAATAGGATGGGAGCCATTTTCATTATAAAAAGAATTACAGCCCCTCCGGATACTGCACTTATTCCAACCGTTGCCGGTTCAATTGGTATTGACATTTAAATCTCCTGCTAAAAAATTTCAATTCCATTAATCTCCAATAATCTCATCATGCGCCAATACTGATAAATGAATCCTTTGGATACGATTGCAGGGTTTTTATCCTTGATCTTTATCAATACATCGTCTCCTTGATCTTTATCAATACATCGTCGGGAATAATCCCGTTTTCTATAAATCCGTATATCTCAATCTCGCCTATCTCTGTTGATGGTGTTATAATGACCCGTGGCTTGCAAGCGCTATTTAAACAGAAGCTTGCGCACACGATCAACATCGCCGTCCAGGATAGCCTGTTTAATCGCCTTTTTTTCCTTTGCATTTTTCCTTTTTTTAATATATTTCCCTATATTTATAATTGCAGTCGTTAGGGCAGATAAAACATTGAATATTTTTTTCATTTTTATCCCCATTTCTTCGCCTCATCCCATCCATATGCAAGTGCTTTAAATGGCTTATCTATCCCGACTATAAGGGAAATGATTAACACATATGCTGTAAAGATAATGCGTTTCATTTATGCCGCCTCGCACACATCAGACCCATGCAATAGTACAAATAATTCTGTCATTAGCCAATAATCTCTATTTGTCATAGGTGATCTTTTAAGTATCTCCATTAACAATTTACACTTTTTACAGGTTGCTTTTTTCATCCCTCATCTCCGAATGGATCGCAAACAATAAAGTTATCACCACGATATTTAATGGGCCGTATTTTTATAAAGGCATTCTGTCGGTCAGCCTGCAATTCATATAGCTGTCTTTTCACCATCGTGGGTATGAATTCATTTTCGTAGGATTCGAATTGAACCCTAGACATATTCTCAGGATAGAATGATTTTAATATTCGGTCGTTTATTATCGTTTCGTACAGGTCAAATTTAGGCCGGCCCCCACCGGAAGCCCCAATTGTATGATCCCCATCAATTAATATTTCTACATGAATCACCGCTCCGGCCTGATTCATCCAGAAGGCAAGATATGACCTTTTATAAAAGTTTTTTTGATTATCTTTGTATAAATCGAATAGTCCGGCTGCCGTATAATCTACGTATGGGAATAATAAGCCAACAGCCTTCAGGCCCTCAACGGCATATCCTGAGCAATCAAACTCCGGCCCGTCTCCTCCCCAAACATAATACCGGCCAAGCCAGGACATAATATAGTCCATGAAAACTTCTCTCTTGCTCATTGTGCTGCCAATGCAATAAATCTAAAGGATTATATTTGTTTTGTCAAGCAAGAATTTACTTGATTGCTTCTTCTATAAGCTCTTTATCAACTTGCCAAGATTTAACAACCTTACCTCCACCCCAGGGCTTTGGGCCAGCTATTCTATAATCGTTAATCGTGATACAATCGCCTTCTGAGCCATGAATAATACATAATTCAATCATTTCTTTTTTTTTATTTGTTCCCAAAATTACCTCCTACTCCGCCGCATTAGAAAAACTTGTATCTCGCACCATTCGCCCATTTCTGCTCATCAACTCTTTCGCAGCTTTACACGCCGGACATAATGAATATTTAGGGTGCTGATTCGGGCCAGCATAAAACAGCTTCTTACAGTGATTATTCCAGCACCGAATTCTGGCCCTTTTAGACTGCCTGGGTATATTCGTATTGCCACCCTTGCTGTGCCAGTGTTCTTGACAACGCCCCGTTTTATTCCAATCCGCTATAGGGCTGCCGCAGATAACACATCGTCTATTTTTCTTGTTCTTCATATTTTTAGTTCTATGTGCACAGGATTTACATAGCCCAGTCTTGCCCTTGCCTTTTATGGGTCTGCCGCATTTTTTACAGGTTGGCATTATTCCTCCTTTTCTTTCAATAAAATTTTGCGCATCATAGCAATGTTTTGCTTTTTATAAGCCCTTGCAAGCCTTTTTCTCTTTCTGGCCGTACACGCTTTTTCTCCTGCAACTAACAAAGAATATAATAATTTTCTCATTCCAACATTTCTTCCTAATGCTTACCCATTCATTTCTCTTTTATTTCATAAACTCTAATCCCTATTTCAAAATACAAATTTCTTCCACAAGCTAGACATTTAGTGGGGCTGCTCTTGTCTGCATTTAAAATAAAGGTCCAACTTTCAAAAGTCTTCCCACAAATACACTTAGTTAATGGCAACAATTCATCATCATTGCCGCCAAATTCAACCTTATCTGTTATGTCTTTTATAATTTCATGTGCCATAATTCCTTCCTTTCCGTCCCTCCCCCCTCCCTCAAATTTACTTACTTTTTAGCCTTGTTGAATTCTGCCTTGAATAATACGCCCATAATTACAGTCAATACTGCAACAATGGCTTCAACTGGCAGCTCAAGCCCAAAGGCTTCGCTAACTGCCACAAGGATTGTTGATATAAGCGCAATAATAAATTTCGGGTCCTTAAATTTCCCAATCTGCGAACCTACACGCTTTATATCCAGCTTTCCTTCTAATAACACGTAGAGAACTATTGAACTCAACCCAGCCATTACGGCAACCGGATCAATGCTCAGCCCGAATTGCTCACTGAAAAAAGCAAGCACAGCACCCACAATGCCTATTGCGGCCGTTAAAGTTTTTCTACTCATATCTTTCTCACCTCCTCAGAGCCTTCTCCGGCTCTTTTTGATCATAATAATTTTTCAATACATCAATCATAATCTCAATATACATATTAGCAAAAAATTGGTTCAGCTTTTCGTATAGCTCCGGCTTTGGCGATAGATTGACATCAACATGATGGCCATCTTCCTCGTCCCACTCTTCTATTTCGGAATACATGCCCTCTAATGCAAAATCAATCACCTCATCCGTCATTTTCTTGATTGAATTCATTCTTTCTCTCCTTTCTTAATCTTTTATTTTCCTCAATTAATCGGGCATTCTCTGTCAACACGGAAAAAAGCAAATCTCGCAATTCTTTTTCTTTTTGTTCTAAGAGATAAAATGGGTCTTTATGTTTACTCATTTTCATCTCCTTTGCTTAATCTTATTTTTAACCTTTCCAGACTCTTCCTGTCTGCCTGTATCTGCTCAAGCTGAAATAAAAGTCTCTGAGTTAAATTGTCAATCATGGCTTTATTATCTTCTATCTCAGCAACCTGTTCTTTCAACTCAAGCTGATCAGTCCGGATATCAATGTCATATCGCAAGCTTACAATTATAGCTCCGGCGCTTATCCCGATAATCAACCCTATAGTAATTGCACATATCAATTTTACTTTTATATATTCTTTATCGGTCATATTATTCTCCTATGTATTCCTTCTTAGATAATTCTAATCCAAAAAGCTCTAATTGACCCACATTATCAGCAAGCTCAGGGTGGGCATTGCATACCATTCGAAAACGTTCGAAAAGCGGGATTGCTTTTTTCCTCAGATAGTCTCTATATTCTAGTATCTCCTCTCTCCGAATCGGATAGAAGCCTCCCTTGTCGCAGGTTACAATGGGAAGCTGGCTATAAATATTTCGGAATTTTCGATCTGTTATGTCTGGCAAATCTTCCCAATATTTCAAGGAAAAATCATACCTAGGTATGGCGTTTTCTTTTCCTAAATGATTCTTTTTGTAAATGTCTAAAATAATTGATTTCATCCTTTCCTCCTCCTTTTACCTTAAAAATAATGCAAAGAATAAAGCTATTGCAAAACATATTAAGGTTATTAATAATGATTTTTTTCTCATTATTTTCTCTCCTCCTTTAAAAATTTAAACATTTTCCTTTATTGTTATAAATATATACTTTCAATAACTTACCCATCCTTACCGTTGCCGCCCGCCTTGCGTCTAAAAAATCTTTATAATCACCCACTATCCAATCTGTCCCATCGAAAGTATCTACACATATTACACGAAATTTACCCTTTGGCGCTTTTCTTGAGAAATCAACGTCTATTCCCCTATTTCCTCCCTTATTTAATGGTCTGTCATTATATGGCATTTCATTTTCCCTTATATTGACCAGGATAAATAACAATAACCTAAAAATAAAAACTCATTCATTTGTGTTGTAGCCCATCCTATTTTCCATTTTTTTGGAAACATTAAAGCTGTAGGCTCGTCTGGCGGTATTCCTAAAGTAAAAAATAATCCTCTAAATTTAAGCCCTTTTAATCTTCTCATCCTTTCCTCCCTTTAAAATCTTCAATTCTCTCCTGAGCCTTGCATTCTCCATTTCCGAATCATATTTTGCGCCGAAAACAAGTACGGCATAAATGATCAACATAAAAAGCCCAACAGATAAGCCTAATAAAAATTCAATCATTTAATTCTCTGTGATAAGATGTACAAGTGGGATTTCCTTTTTCATCATAAACCCATTGTTCTGGATATTTATCATCTAACACATTAAGCCTAAGCACTAATGCTAATATTCTACAGCCTTTATGCCTATGTATGCATTTATAACAGAATTTTTCCATAAAACCTATGAATTGTTTGCCGTTTAATGGTTTGTATTTTCCAATCATTTCGTCAGCCTCAAGAGTGCTTTCCCCATCTGTCTCATTTCCTCCCACAAGATAACAGAATTGTCGTAAAAGTATCCGTTTTCAGTCGTATTATCAGGGCTTTCGGGAATCCTCTGATTAAGATGTCTATGCCCGTGGAGCATTTCCATAAGTATATACCCGTCTATATAGGCTCGCTTTAGCAACTTCTTTGCCGTCTTAACTGGTATCGGCATTATGCTATACTCACCCTGTTCTTTCCAGCCATCGGTTGAGATTCCGCTAAGGTAAGGCATGAGTAATGTTTTATCATAATAGCTTCTTAAGTTGCCTACCTGATGAATAACCGGAGTAAAATGATGTTTTATTTTAAGTGTTATATCCTCTGCCGAAGTAAATCTTCTCCATCTAGGACAATCTGAACCCCAAGTTTCGTCAATAATCGCCTTCATCCTTATATGCCATGCCGTACCTGAATATCCCTCATTACAGGTTTCAACGGCGATATATCTCCTCTCTTTCGGAGTTAAGTTGTCGTAAATTGTATTGAGCATATATCGGGTTAAGGCTTCTACGATCTTACCTGTGTTTTGCATTTCAATAGATGGGTCTGAGGCATATTTATAATAAGCATGGTTATCATTGCTTGTGTTGATTCTGTTATTTTTTGGATTAAGGAAATTCTCACTCCAGAATCCAGGAATCTTTAAGCGAGTGCTACAGTGATCCCATAAACTAAGAATCAACATTATCTTTCGCCTTACTACCTTTTGTATCCGCTCTATGACCTGATCTTCCCACTCAGAATTAATAAACCGCCCTATTTGCTTATTTGCCTTATTCGGATTAGGCAAAAGGAATATCCCCTCTTCGTCCCTTAAAAATATATCCTCAGCCCACCTGTTATATTTCGCATCCCAGCTTGATGGGAATAAAAACACTCGAGTCGTATTACCCGCTTTATATCTACAATAATTATTCAACACTTCAGCAAGATCAGGCATACGTGTTGTCCAGAGCATTTCAGGTATAAACAAGGTTGCCAGGAAAAACGGTCTGCCTGTCCTCTTTTTAATCTCTATTACCCGTAGTTCCTTTATTACTTCATATTGCTTCGGTTGTTTAGCGGGGAATATAGGCTCTATCTTTGTTGGCGGTACGCTTATTTGAGCCATGATTAAACCTCCTATAAAAATTAGGTTAAGCATTCTCATATAATTCCCCAACAAATTTCATTTCTTTTATTCCTCCTCCATACCCTTGAAAAAATTGGACATCTCCTTCTTTAATTAAAAATAAATCCGGTATGTCTAAATATCGATCTTCATCCTCATTATAAATAGTATCTCTAAGAGCGTTTGTGTATTCGTTAAATGTAATTCTATATATTTTTTTCATTTAACCAAACTCCCCGCATAATCCAGTATCTGCTGAAATTTAGCGCCATTATTCTTGTCGAAATTTCCGAGTGGGTATAATTGCACACCCTCACATATCAGATAACCAAGCTTCAGCCTTGTTTTTGCGGCTTCAAGATTGTTATCCATAGTATGTATCTCGTTCCATACCAATGGCTTTCCTGGCTCTCTATCGCCTTCTATGCTTGCTTTAGTCCATTCCCGATGATGGGAAACTATCTGATATTTGTTATTCATAGCTTTGAATTCTTTGGAATATTTCTCTCCGTAATTAGACGATCCCCATGCACCTGCGCATATAAGCCCGCCATGATCTACAATATAATTAACGATTGTATTTACTTCTGACACTAGACTTTTATCCACAAACTCATTATGAGCATCAAAAAATACAGGTAAATCTCTAGCCGCATTGAATGTATTTTTCCAGTGGGCTTGATATTCCCTATCTGGCTTGCCGGCATCGAATAATTCAACCTCAACAACTTTACCAGCCTCAAGATAATCAATCACTTCTTGTCTAAAAAATACTAAATCTTTTGGTGCGAGAACCCGAATATAGTTTGTATTTGAGGCTATAATAGATTTTTTCACTCGGTAGGGATCATAGCTTAAATCAGGCACAACTCCTGCGCTTGCACAAATCATCTCTCGCTTTGATACACCTATCAGCTTTGTTACTTTGCCGTTGACGATAAACTTTCCGTTCTTAATCGTTAGAGATTTTATGGCGGGGTCAGGTTGCGGGTCGGGTTCTTCTTTGCATTCTGCGAGTTCTTCCTCGCAGTCTTCACAGTCTTCCTGCCATATATCGGATTGTTTTCTCCATTTGGTTCTTTCGATTTTCATAGCTAGATACCTTTTTCTCCACTTTAAAGCTCTCTTTCTCCACCATGTTTTGTTCATTTTATGCCCCTGTTATTTTTTTTATATTTCGATTTGATTGTTTTTTCCGGCACATATTCAAGGTTTAAACATTCTGCCATAGCGTTAAGCCGGTTGTATAAATCCCCCCTATCCCTTTCTAGTTGAGTTACCTGGTTTTTTAAATTATCTATCATGTCTTCCAGCTCTGATTTTCTCATTTTAATCCTCCTTTACCCCTATAGATGCCCTGCATTTTGTTTTATATTTATAAGCTCTAACGCTCATGTTTTTAGGTGGATTTTGCCCTATTCTCCGAATACAGGATACAAGGATTGTTATTTCTCCAAAAAACCCAACTTTGAAATACTGTGATTTTCGAAGACAATAAATCTTCCTGTTTTTATCAATCTCTAACAGCCCCCATTTTTCTGGGATTTCGTGTTCTTTTATAATTCCCGGCAATGCTAAATAATATTTCCAATTACCAACTCCCATCCCAGGCACACGCCTTGAGCCTTTGTGCTTATCGCTAAGAAAGTCTTGTCTATTTGCTTTACATTCTATCAGCGTTGAAATGCCCCCTTTCCATCCAATAACATCTGGAGTCTCTGATATTCCGGTTGTCAGCTCTGTTACAACTATATCGCATTTCTGCCAAAGCCACTTCTTGCCGATTTCAACTAATTCTTTGTGAGTCATTTATCCCCCTCAACTAAATAGATTACAATCTCAGTCCGTGGCTCCTTGCTCTCCGTATATTGATAATATTTAGCCTCTAAAAATTCCTCGCTGTCCCTCCAGATTAATCCCATCTTCTCAAGCTGATCCTCAAGGTATTTAAAGCCTGCAATTAAATTTAACCTATCAATCTTCCGGGACCTATAAGAATAAAAATGTACAATTCGCTTTTCCTTTGGCTTTGCTTTATATTTATCCTCATGAGCGTTGCATGATAATAGTATATGCCAGTAATCCTTTTTTGCCTGAATAATCCTATAATATTCATATTGCAGCCAGCGTGCTATCTGATTTTGGGATGGGGTCACTATGTTTGGCATTACTATTTTTAGGGGAAAAGGATTTTTGTTCATTCTTTTACCCATTTATCATTCTCCCATATTAAACTATGTTTTTCGTGCATGTAATAACCTAATAAAAGCTGGTCAGGAGTAGAGAATCTTTCCGTGGAATCATAATACATCACTCTCCATTTCGGCAATGCGTTATAGTGTCCAGTGGCATCACTTTTAAAAAATATATCAAAAACAGCTTCATAGAAATCATCTACATCTTCAATGCCTAATATCTTCTGTGTTTGGTCTTGGCGAGGAAGCCATACTGCCTTTATATGCTCTTTTGTTATTTCTATATGTCTGAATCTATTATAATCATCTCCGCATTCCTGTATTTTTTGCTGAATCAACGGATGGTCACACATCTTTATATAAGTTTCTGAAGTGTCCATTATTTCTCCTCCAATAAAAGCTCAAGTATAATCACCGGAAACGTTACAATCCCGGCTATAATAACAATTAATATAATCACAATTGTCATATATATCCGGCAAAACCATTCAAATATTTTTAGCATCATAGTCTCATTTCTTTTTGCTTTTAAAATAATCATGCAATAATCCACTCCAGCCAATACCGGCTAATATACCTAATATAGATATTGGCCTTGCTGGCATTATTTCTAATTTAGCAACTATCACCCCTAAAAATAAAATAATAATAAACAATGCAATTCTCATTTTATAACCTCCTCTTTAAGAATTTTATCCCAATAAAAATTTCCGATATGTATTTTACTTAAAGCTCTTGCATACCAAAATCCACCAATAAAACCCTTATTTTCTATTTTCTTCAATCTTTGGTACCAATCATCCTTCGTAGAATATGAAATTTCTGCCGTATCTCGATATACTTCAATCATATAAGAAGATAAAACATCTTTTTCATATGTATAACTATAAACTCTTTTTCGTACAAATTTATCTCTTGCTTTTTTGTACCAACCCTTTCTTTTTTTCATTATAACCTCGCTTTATATCGGAAATTTATAAATTCACGCCAGCGATTTTTCATTAAAAATGTTGCTGGATTCAAAACCGCTTGTTTAAAATTTTCATTTACCCGCTTATGCTTTAAATAATCCATATATCCTGTGAACGCTTTTTGAACATTTTCTAATTCGCCTTTTCGCATAAGAATCATAAACTTTTCCTTTGTATATTCTTTGGCTATTTTATTTGGATAGGCTTCCCAGAATTCTTTAAAGGCTGTTTCATAGATTTTATTTTGAGAGACGGTCTTTTCTTTTAAAGACTTTTTTAAAGATGCAGAAGAAAATGCAGAAGAAGTGTTGCCCTTTGGTTGAGTTTTAGTTTGAACTATTTGCGAACCACCCTTTAATTTTGGTTCATCCTTTTTGCCCCTGGAAATGCCACTTTTAATACCGCCAAGTTGTGATTTTTTTCTCCATGCTTTTTGTTTTCTATATTCTTTTTCAAGTCGTTTATTATAAAGTTTTCCTTTTTTTTCATAAAAACATTTACTAACCCTTACCCATATAGACTCCCAATTATTTGGATTTCCGCACATATTTTTTAATTCTTTTTGATTTTTTGTGAGTCCATTATTATTCCAACAGAAGCATAAAAGTTTAATATATACTCCAATTTCTTCTAAATTCATAACAATAACCTTATCATCCATAAGAAAATCTTTAGGGTAAAACTGGAAAGCAGGTGGCTTGTTAATTGAGATTCTCCCTTTCATGTGGACAATATCCATACCTTCCTCTTGCCCAATTGCAATTCATACATAAAATTCTATATTTATCTTTAGGGTAATTGTTTTCTCTAAGATATTGGAAAAAGGCCGTTCCTCCGCCAAGGATTTTTCTATGCTTTGTCCCCCCCCCATTAATATGGTCTATACTTAAAAATTCAACTCTTTTTTCCCCACAACATCCACACTTTCCCCCGTATTCTTTTATAATTTCATCTCTTAATTTATCATACCATTGTCTATATTTTTTCCTTCTCAACTCTCTCTCTTTAGGAGTTCTTTTTTTCCATTTTTCATGATAATATTTTAGTACACATTTTTTACACAAAGCTTGATAAGAATCAGTATTTCCCCTTTTATAAAATTCTGTAATTGATTTAATTTTCCCACACTTGTAACATTTTTTATTCCCTTG